AATATTAAATACATATAACTACAAAATTGACGAGGGAGTATGATAAATTATACAGTAGAACAAATACAAGATGCCATAAAAGATAGTGCAGGGATTATATCGGTAATAGCCAAAAGACTTGACTGTCAGTGGCATACATGCAAAAAATATATTGAGAGCTATGATGAGACAAAACAGTCATTACAAGATGAGATTGCAAAGAATATTGATAAAGCTGAAAGTGTTATATTAACATCATTAAATGAAGGTGATATACAGACGGCTAAATGGTTTCTACAAACAATAGGCAAGAATAGAGGTTACTCAGAAAAGCAAGAAATACAACATAGTGGCAAAATAGATAATAAAATAGAAGTTATATTGGTAAACGATGAAAATAAAGATTCCTGAGGCTTTCAAAGAGCTATTCCAGAAATACAGGTATAAAGTATACTGGGGCGGTCGTGGTGGGGCAAAGTCATGGAATTTCGCACGTGCTTTATTGATTAAGGCTAAAGAAAAACAAATAAGGATTCTCTGTGTAAGAGAAATACAGAGATCAATCAAGGATAGTGTGCATCGGTTATTAAAAGATCAAATATATGAGCTTGGATTAGACAAAGAATTCTATATTACTGACAAGTCAATAAGACACTTAAACGGCAGTGAGTTTATATTTTCCGGATTACACGGCAATATTGCAAGCATTAAATCTATGGAAGGCGTAGACATATGCTGGGTAGAAGAAGCACATAGTGTAAGCGAAGAAAATTGGTTGTTTTTGGTCCCAACCATAAGAAAAGAAGACTCTGAAATATGGATAAGCTTTAACAGAGATAGGCTAGATGACCCGTGCTATATAAAGTTTGTTGAAGGCATAAGAGATAATGCGCTTGTTAAAAAGGTAAATTATTATAATAATCCTTACTTCCCCGAGACTCTTAAAGAAGAGATGGAGTGGGATAAGCAAAATGACTATGAAAAATATCTTCATGTGTGGGAAGGCGAACCTTTAAAGCATTCAGATGCACAGATATTCAAAGGCAAGTGGCGTGTAGAAGATTTTGAGACACCTGATAATGTAACCTTTTATCATGGGTGTGATTGGGGGTTTAGTACTGATCCAACAGCATTGATTAGATGTTTCATAAAAGACAAAACGTTATATATAGATCAAGAGGTTTATGGTGTTGGGATAGAGATAGATAAATTACCCGAAAGGTTTGATCAAATAGAAACCTCGATGAAATGGCAAATAATAGCAGATAGCGCCCGGCCTGAAACGATTAGTTATATGCGCAATAGAAACTATAATGTTACCGCGTGTAGAAAGTGGCCTAAATGTAAAGAAGAGCGTGTTGAATATCTAAAAAGTTTTAGTGAAATAGTTATACATGATAGGTGCAAAAACACTAAAATAGAATTTGCATTGTTTAGTTATAAGAGAGATAAATTGACAGGCGAGATATTACCTAAAATAGAAGAAAAGCATGATCATACGATCGATGCCATTACATATGGATTAGATAATATAATGAGAATGAATAAGATTAGAGTCCCATCATTTAGGGCTGATCAATTAGGGTTGTAATGTATAGAGAATACTATAAAGAAATAAATAAAAATGTTGTTTTAATAGATGATTTAAAAGCCTTGTGTTGTGATTTTGTGTTTAAAGCAGGTGCAAAAATAAACATAACGGCAGAAACATCTAAAAATAGACTGATTATAGTAACTAATGGAAGG